AGCAAGGTCTAAATCTTCATTTTGAGTAGGGGTAACAATGCCTAAATCAACAAACCTATTAGATGGTTGTTCAATAACTCCAAGAGTAGCATCTGCTGTTTGGGTTGAATTTAAGTTTATTCTTTGTTCTTTCATATTATCTATTCCCCATACTGTTATAAACATTACTAATATCTCTGCCTAAATCCAGCATACTACCACCTGTGCCTGTATAAGAACCAAGAGCAGAAGAACCAGCATCAAGAGCCATACCAAAGCCAGATTTCTTTTTAGATTGAACATCGTTAATGCCACTTTGTATTTGATTATACTTGGCGTGTGCCTGTTGGCTTTCATAGTTTATTTCTTCTTCGCTTTGTGCGACATAAGAACCTTTGTTTATAGATTTTTGTGTCATAAAGTTTGTATAAGCATACAGGGCACTTTGACCACTTACACCTGAACCAGCTCTACCTGCTACTTCTTTAGCAAGGTCACTCAATTCTTTTCTTTCTAAATTGGTTAAAGCAAAAGCAGTTTTCCTATTGATTGATTTCATCTGGTTTTCTTTAGCTACATTGTAACTCTCCAAACCTTTAATCAAAGCATTCTGTTGTATTTTTGCTTGCTTGTTCTTGCTTAAATTACCAAAGATAGAGAGAGCAGCACTCACTCCAGCGGCGATCATCATTACAGCCATAATTAACTCCCTATATATTTATACAAACCATCACAACCAGCAACCGCTTCGCTATGATTTTTAAAATAATCCCCTTTAATCTTCATAAAATAAAGGTTTTTAATATCTATTTCTTTCTTATATTTTATCCAAAGCTTATATAGCTTCTTAGGATTGCCTTCCAAGTGAATAATATAGCTTCCATCAATACCAACTATGTCATATGAATTCGCCACAACAAAGTAATTCTCTCCATCAGCATATAGTGTGGTGTTTAATTTCATACTTTATATTTTCCCTTTGCCTTNCCTTGTCTTCTTGTTATCCAAGGAACAAGTATGTTTGTGATAATTAAAAAGGCTATAAAGGCATACATTGCATCAGTCCCCCAAGAGGTGGCAACATAAGCTACTGCTTGCTCGTTCGTCTCTATATCGGCAACCTTGGGACTGTCAGGGATAAGTTCATCATAAGCCATAGCTGTTGCTAATACTCCTACTCCTGCTACTGGGCCAGCTATAAGAAAAGCAGTCCCCGTTGATAAGGATGTTTTACCTAAATTCCTTAGTTCCAAAGAGGAGCAACCAGATAAGAACAAGATAATAATAGTTGTTATAAGTATCTTCATTTGTGTATGTCTTTTTTAATATCGTGAAGCATTTCTTTCATATTCCTATTTTCTACTTGTATTTCCTTTAGTCCAACCATAACTTCCTCGTGCATAATAGGCCAAGCATCAATAAAACCAGTATTTTTATCTACTTGTTTCTCAATTATTGTATGTCTCGAGCTTAAGTCACTCGCCCACCATACGATGGTAACTGTTTGAGCAAACATAGATACTATAATAGCACCTGAAGCATTTCTTATCCAAGCAGGTAATTTCATCTCCCTTGTTTTTAAACTGATTATTTCTGATTTAATTAATGCTAACTGGGTCTCCAGCGACTCTACTCTTTCCTTCATTAAATAAGCCCCAGTTCGGTAAGTTTAGCCATCGTAATAACCTCACTACCTTTTGAATACATATCTTGGTTAGTATTAAAGCCAGCTACAACTGCTAAATCTACTGCTGGTCCTAATGCTGGCTCTGTTAGACCACTAATAGGAATATTTGCCTCTGTAGTCCAATCTAATAATTGCCAACCCGTAGTCATTTCGTTTTCAGTCATTGATACTTGACAGTAGCTAATTGTTTCTGCTGTATTAAAATAAACCTGTAATACAGCTCCATCATATGTTGAGCTTTCTACAATCCTTATCTTATTAAAGCCACCATCTAATGTCCCATAGCTACTATCTGTCAATACAGTTATTACGTTACTTTCATTTCTTCCATAATTATGTGATGCATAAAATACTACTTGTTGATGATTACCACTATCCCTATTAACAATCTGGAATTTAGCTGTGCCTCTCTCTCCATTCCCGGAAGTAGAAGCATCAGGATCAATCCATGCAATATTACGCCATTCTGCTCCTGAAGTTGTTACGTTGGTTAGTGTTCCTTTTTCATACTTTGGAATATTATCACCAAGTAATTCACCAGTAACCTCTAAGTCTCCCGTAACCTTAGCACCAGTAGCTGTTGTTTCAAGTTTCTTAGTATTGCTATGATAAAGACTTGCACCACCACCCTCAACAAAGCGGGCATACTTCTCTGCACCAAGTAGGTTTGTAAGATATAGGTCTGGAGACTGAATATATGCTAAGGTATTACTTCTAACCATCGAATAGCCAGACGTGCTTTGGTAAATATCCAATTCACCACTATCACCAAAGGTTGAAATAACATCATCAGGATGGTATGTCGTTCCACCAACCCTTAAATCTCCTGTAGCTACTATATCTCCTGTTGTAGTTGTGCCTGAGGCTGTAGTCTCAAACTTCTTAGAGTTGCTGTAATACAAATCCACAGATCCGTCTCTGGTGAAGGTTGCATATGTTTTATCATCAATATTATCAGTTAATTTTAACAATTTAGATTGTATAAGCAAACCATCTGATGAAGTTTGTTCCTTAATTATAGCATTAGTTGTATCATATTTAATAACTAAATTACTATTATTTCCAAAAGATGCCGGAACATTATCCACAAAAGCAATATCGCCACTTACCAAACCACCAGCTCGAAGAAGCGCACCATCAGCCTTTGTCCCTTGAGCAGAAGTGGCATAATCAGTAGTATCAAATGCTTTAACATCTGCAAGATTTGTTACTTCGGAGTCCATTAAAGCACCAGCAGAAGTTACACTTGTCGTATCTGTTACACCTGCTAAAGCTTCAATACCTGCAAGTTTGGTTACTTGTGCATCTGTAAATACATTAGTTTCTGCATTGTTTTCATAAGCTGTTTTAACTTCTGCATCAGTCATATCACCAGTAGCATTGGCTTCAATACCAGCTAACTTAGTTTGATCAGCATCTTTAAAGATATTAAAGTCATAGGTGGCAGGGGTTACAGATATATTCCAAAGCATATTATAATGCTCTTGTTCTGTTAAATCACCAGTAGCATTCTGCTCAATGGCAACCAACTTAGCGAGATTAAAATCACTAAGGACATTTGTATTGTCCTCACTCTCATATAAAACCTTAATTTCAGCACCAGTTAAATCACCTGTAGCTCCTGACTCAATGCCATCAAGCTTTGTATTGTCGGTAGAAGTAAAGCTCACCTCACTTAAACCACCATCGCCTACTGAATAAGTAGTATCAGTAAATACAGCCCCTAACGGAACATTGGTTAATACTTGACTATCATCTACTTTTCCTGCTAATGCAGTAGTCATAGTTCCAGCGAAGTTAGCATCGTCGTTAAGGGCCCCAGCAAGCTCATTTAGGGTGTTTAAGGCATCAGGCGAAGCATCAATAAGGTTTGTAATTTGTGTGGTTACATAGGCCTCTGTGGTCTTCCCATCTAAAGCTGTTTGTAGTCCTGTTACTTCGGCAATTGTATGGTTGGCTGGATGAACATAATTATTAGCACTATCATCAACACCTGATAGTTTTGTCTTTTCAATATCTGTAAAGCTATTTGTATCTGTGTTGTTTTCATACTTGGTTTTAATTTCAGCATCTGTATAAGTAGTATTTGTATCAACAGAGCTAATAACACCATCAACGATAGTTACATTAGTTCCACCAGTATAAACGACTAAGCTTTCAGCAATAGTATTAATGTTATCAATGTCGTTACCAACAAGATTTACATTATCAATATTAGTAGAAACAACACCAATATTAGCTATATGAGGAATAAGGGTGTTTATGTTTGCTTCCATNCCTACAACAGTAGTAATGTTGCCAAGGTTTAGTCCAACATCAATAACAACACCAATGTTTGATCCTACTAAATTAACACTACCAATATTATCAGCGACAATATTAACATTATCTATACTTTCAAATACTCCTTGAATAGCACCATTGGTTAGGTTGTTAAAAATTGTTTCCCAAATACCAGTATAACTGAATTCAAAATTAGCTATTGTGTTAATATCGCCAATATTATCAGCAACAGTTTGGAATACACCTGTTTCAACTAATCCCAACTCTTTAATATCATCAGCTATCGTAGCCAATACTTGTATTTCTGCTTGCATTTCTGCAAGAATAGAGCAGTCACTTGGGTTAATGTCAAGGTCTTCAATAGTAGTAGCAACAACAACCTTTAGATCTCCAGTCCATTCTCCACCACTAAATGTGATTAAGGTCAAAGACCCATGGAATACTACTGCATTATTAATAATATCATATTCACCGACATTTACCAATTCCCAACTAACAACGTGTGTCGTCCAGTCATAAACCTTAACAAACACATTACAGTGGTTTGGGGTAATGATTTCAAAATCAGAAGAGAATACCTTGTCCGCCTCAACGTCATTAAAAAACTTTTCACTTATCATATAGCTCTCCCTGCTCTCTTGTTAAATCTTCCGCTTAAATTTATGGAAGTTATGCTAAACTCTTCACCATCAACAGGCATTATTCCAATTGATGTCTCTTTACTATCTCTCATGACGGTAGCTGTTTTTGTATTTTCAATAACTGCTATTGATGGATCAGCCACACTAAGTCCTTTTTCTTTTATAAAAATATGAGCATTACTGTCACCAAATAAAGTAATTTTTCTTATTTGCAATTTACCAGTTTTATCATCCACCTCATAACTTCCACTCTTAAAGCCCCACTCACTTAGTCCAATATATGGGAACATCCAAGTGTCATAGTTGCTATCACCAAATATTCTAAAGGGATTATGTCCCAAGAAAATATCAGTGCTTAAATCAAGCTCTCCAGTGCCAACGCCAAAATCATCAGTTGTTATTTCATTACCAGAACCATCAATTGGATATCCTCGCCTAAACATATGTAGTGAGGCATTGGCATGGGTTAAATAGCCACCAACAGTCCATAAATGCCAAGCACTCTGAACCTTCCCTTCGCTACCCCAAGCCATGTTATAAACAAAGGTTAGATCATCATTGGCAATAAATAGCATATCGTGTTTTTCTGAACCAACCATTGTTAGCTCACTATCATTAGGAATAAGTCTTGGAACTTGTTCTGTTATATCTGTGCTTTCATTGCTTGCAGTTCCATCAACATTGTAATACTCACGCACCTGTAAATAGAATCCCTTATTTACTGTAAAATAAACATTAGCACCAAGGGCGACTGGTGGTATGATTGTATTGTAATCATATTTTGTGGATTGAGTAACAGATACGTTTTTAGGAGTAAGCGTTTTCGCTCCACTTAATATATATTGTTCTCTTGCACCAAAAATAAGCAGATTGTTATTATAAGGAATAGCATAGTGTAGGTCTGAAACAATATTGGTATCAATCGAAATATCAATTGGGTCGCTGTCTAATAAATCAGTTACGGTTGTCCTAAATAGGTTTTCATATAATCCTACTTCTGATAAAACAACACCATTTTTTGTTAGTAGTCCGAGCCTATTTTTAAAGAAAAATATATCTCTAACAACACCACCTACAATTGTTGGCATCGCATTACTTTCATCACCACCAACCTCCCTATCGTTCCATTCGAATTCTTGAACCTCGAAAACACCATGAGTTGATCCATCATCAACATTTCTAAATACATGCGGCATACTGCTTTTGTCTAAACCAGAGCTAATACCGGGCTCTATTGTTTCGCTCCAATTATCACCCTCGTTTTCTACCCAAGCCCAAAAACCAGTGAATTCATTATCTTCATCACCAGTTACCTCAACAATAGTTTTTGTTCCATAAAAAGAACCCATATTATTCGGCAAATCTTGTAGTTTGGAAACTCTACCCTGCCAACCAACGCTCGCCATGTTTCCCCAGCTATCACCAGTAACCCAATCAGAACTACCAGCAACAATATCATCTCTATATACAACACTACCACTTACTTCAAAACCAACACCACCAGCGTTTGCCAGAGAATAAGCTACAACGTCGGTGTCTCCATATGCAGAACTATAAGAAGTTGGAATATCAATCGTATTTATTGTATATCTATAATTTCTAATATCTGAATTATCAGTGCCACCATATGACAACAAAGACCTTTTTACCCAATAAAAGCTATGGTCTTTATGAACATGCCCCGTATGAGCCCATACACTTGATTTTGTTACCGTTCTTAATCTGTTGGTTATGAATGTGCTATCTCCAACCGAAACGGCACTGTATGGTGGCATATCTGAAGGCACATCGAATATATAGAAGTATTCATCCCACCCATAAGAGAAAGTATCAGGAATTGTTAAGTCACCACTAAACAAATAAACCCGCCATGCTCCTGTTGTCGATACTTGAATATGAACCTCTCTCTTAGAAGCATCATCACCAAAACCTGTTCCTGTGTCGTATGTATGTGTCCATAGAAGCCCCTGATTAATATCAACAGGGTTTCCGTTGTTATCATTAATGACTGGCCAAGCATCCATTATCACGGTATCCTCTCCAGCCCTTACTGTAATACCCTCAACAAGGCTAACATTACAGTCAAACATTTCTTCAACAAAACTATCATTTCTTAAATGAACCGCCTGTTGTGATATGCCATTAGCCAATGTTGGTAGTGTTTGATTAACTTCCATTTATCTACTCCTAATTGCTTATTCTATTTAATATCTTAGGGTTGTCATCAAAATAAGAATAATCACCCACATTGATTTCATCAGCAAGAAGATTAACCTTTGATTGTTGTATCTCTTGTGCGAAGATATTTAAGATGCTATCAACACCAATTATTCTTTCGTATAGTTTCTTTTTAGCAATATTAACCGTTAGCTGTTGTGCTACAACCGGCATATCATCAAAGTCTATATTCCAACGAATATCAACAAGAGCCTTTTCTGTAAATAATAAGGTTTGGTCATCTTTGTTGTATAGTTGTCGTGCTCCAGCCTCGTTTTGGATAATCCAATTCTCTCCTCCAGTCGGATCGACAAAGAGGGCAGTTGGTGGAATACCAATATAGTTATTATTGTCTGGAATAAGCTCCCAGTTGTTATCTGTATTGAACTGATATCCAGAACTTAATACTTCTACTTTTGCTTCTTCAATAATATCAGAAGCTAATTCTGCTTCAAAGTTTCCAGTAATTGAAGTATTACCTGTTAGGGGTCTTTCGCCAATAGCTGTTAAGCATATGTTTATGGCATCATTTAATTTATTCATTTAAAGTAATACTCCAATTAGTGTAAAATATGGGAACAACCCCCAACCGAAGTCAGGGGAAGTTCAGGTTATGTTATGCCTGAGTTAAACGGATAGAGCAACCAGCGTTAAGAACGCCTTCACCCATCGCATAAGAAGAAGCCATCAATGTTCCTAATTTCTCAGGAATATAGTTAGCTTCAGACTTAATATCCATTAACTTAACAACACCTACCGCTTGTGGGGTAAAGATATAGCCCCAAGAACCAGCCGGAATGTTGTTAGACATCATAATTGGGATACCAGCGATCTTGAATACATTACCTGTATCAATACCACCGTTACCATTCGTCCAATCACGATTTACTGCTTTGTCAGACTGCACTAAGTTATAGTAAGCGTCAGGGGTAATAACACACACCTTGTCGCCTGCAATATCTTTGCTTTCCATAGTAGCCGCCGCATCAAAGATAGCTTCTACCAATTCATTTACAGCAAGAGTAGCACCCAACGCAATATCAGCATTTACCGCTGGCTGACCTGTTTCTGGAGTGGCATTAGCACAAGCATCAAGCTGTGTGATAATTGCCGCATCCACTTTCTTAGCCAGTGCATTACCAATCTCTGTTGAGTATTGACCGCGAACCTCGTAGTGAGACATTGCTTCTTCAAAGTCATCAACGAATACAGAAGCATATTTACGAGAGTTAATCGCAATTACTTGTTCGCCTTGAGCGATTGAATTCACAGTAATATCAACACCTGGAGTGTGATCTAAAACGTCAGCAGAAGAATAAGAACCAATTACTGGGAAAGTCGCAGACTTACCAGAGGCAATAGTTCTTGTATTGATAAGAGGCATAAATACGTTCTTTGTTGCAAACGCAGTTAATACCTCACCCGAAAAGACTTTTAAGGCTAAGTCAGTGCCACCAGCAACAGTTCCTGCTGGATTTGAAGTTGTATAA